CTAGTCGGTGGTCACTTACTCGGATATACCAAGTAAGGCCTCCAGCTAGTCACAGCGCCTAAGCTGCGGTTGGATTCGAGTTTGAACCCAACCGACAGTGCTGGTACAAATTGAAGGTGTGCATCACTGCATTCCCTCGTATGTAGCCATGCCCTCAACCCCAATGATGGGTCGAAGGACACGGTGCGCTTTTGAATGGACAGCCTCTTCCTGGGCATGTGCCCAGTTACGAGAGCATGTGGATCTGAAGTATCGACGCCGCCCCATAATGTTTGGGGTATAAACGCTGAGTACTTCTGGTGAAATACGGCTAATTCCTCGTCGAGGAAGAAGCCCCACCCGCGACCACTCCATTCGAGTACCTGGTTAAGAATATGAACCAGGTGACTGCGCTTCCGTATCTTCTCCCTGATATAGAAAGGAGACACGTCCAACCCGCGATAGTAATGCTTACCGCAGCTCTCACGGAAATCGCCACGCCAGTTCGTCTTCTTCATGTTCATGGTAAAACCAAGAAATGAGAAGATTCGCTGGAGACGTGGAACGACCCGAGAGGGTGCCACAATATCATCACCGTAAACGGAGACCGTCCCTCTTACTTGGCTAAGAGCACATACAGCCCTGGTTATGCACCAGAACAATAGTGACTCTAGCTCAAACGTGAAGCCGTTGCCCATCGACGAGAACATCTCCAATTCGTGGAGTTCCCCGTTGACACGCGCTGACTTCACTCGGAGGTCATCGAGAAGCGACCACCACTCAAATGGAAGCAGCTCAATAACGAGCTGTCGAGTGATGGTATCGCTAGCGGACGATAGGTCGATGGTCGCGAGACCATTTTCCCGTATACTCGCGCGACGCGCGAGCCGCTGATTCCGTGTTTGATCAGATAGATCTATACGGAACCTCTTAAGACGTGAAGCAATGTGCAGCCCTACGGCGCGCTGTAATAGCGCATTGCCTTCGGGTTCTTTGCACGCAACACGATCGATGTCGGTCGTCTTAGAGACTGTGAAGAGTATCGAGCTCTCTACCAACCGTAAATTCTGGTCTGATAACAACGTGCCGCTATGGCACGCCAACCAGTGTTTTACAGCCGACTCCGAAAGCTCAATGTCACCACCAAACTTCTGTATCGACGCGGTAACTCCGCGCCGTATACGAGTCGAAGCCCCGTTCGTGAAAGCTGACCCCGAAAGGACAGCCGGATAGGACAGGGGCCCTAACGCATCGGATACAAAGGACCGTATCAGCTTGAAAAGCGCTGATGAAGTGGTCCACCCAAAGTCAGTATCTTCAGCATAGAGCTGGAGACGCTGGTTGGTTTTCCGATTTTGACGTTCAGCAGTGCGCCACTTTGCGACTCCGGCTTGATGCCGGACTGATGGGGTTACCAATTTCGGATCCAAGAACTTCGAGAGCATCTCCTTGCGGAGGTAATCGCTTTTGAAGCCGAGGTCCGGGATTGCGTCCAAAAGATCGGACACAATCTCCCCGTGTTGTGGCTGGAGAGTGTCATCGAACCGCGGTTTATGCCGCCGGTTTGGTTTTGACATAGGGTAGACTCCTTATGGATGTTACCTTAGTGAGCTGCTAACCCGAAAGAAAGGGCTTGTTCAAGGATCAAATGATCCAAGGCAACTCCGATGTGACGTCGCACGTCTTAGTGCACATTGCATCGAGTTCGAGAGCCACCATCACCAAAAGAAAGGCGAAAATAAGCAGCACCCAGAATACGATGTCCAGTCTGCGGGCGAAAACCCGGAAGGCCTTAATACAGGCCTTCAACATTTGTCAAGACCGGATCCACGACGGCCTGCGATGCGGCAAGGGCGTTGGCCAGAAGACCAACGATGTTCTTGCGTTCTTGCAGGGTCGTTGATCTCAAGGGTAAATTTACTACCTGATTTCGGTCCTTTTGGATTCAGAGTCAGTGTGATCTTAGTCTTGGCTCCTGATGTCAGAATTCCTTGATTTGGAGTAACAGC